TCTCCTACTCTTCGTAGGGTTCTGGCATAGTTCTCATAAGATATGCCGTTTGTATCGCAGAACTCCCTTTGCTCCTTAGAAAGAATTATTTTATTGGATGGGGCCGTTCTTGGTGAATCTAAGGAAGCTGCATTAACTCGAGCTAATCTTGATTGCTCCTGCTTTACTTCCTTGGTTGTTCTCCCATCAATATCATAACCTTTGCTACGAAGTACATCTTCCATTTCTCGCATAACGAGAGTTGGTCCATATGGAGACTTTCTCCAGTCTGGATGTTGGCTAAGGACATCTAGCCAAATCTGTGAATGTTCCGAAGTATTATCATTCAACTCAGGATACTTTCCTAAAACTATTTTTTCACTATTAGCAAGAGCTGTTCTATAAGATTCCTGTTCTGATTGTTTTGCTATCTGTTCTTGCCTAGTTCTATCTAGAGCTTGTGCTTCTTGTCTTGCTAATTTCTTTACTGCTGCTTTCCAGTCTGTCTGAGCTAATTTATCTAACTCATCCATTGGGATGTCTTCTACTACTGGTGCAGGTTCTACTCTTGATTTCCTTAACTCTTCTACTTCTTCCTGGAGTTTAGAAATTATTCTTTGTTGAGCAAAATGAGCATTTTTTCTTTTTAAGTCTTCTTTATGCTCATCAACCTTTGTCTCTACTTGTACTTCTTGTTCCTCATCTGTCTCTTTCTCTAAGGTTACTTCTACACCACCTTCTTCAGTATCCTTCACTACTGTTTCTTCAATCGGTTCTTTCTTGGCATCCATTGTAACTCCTTTCCTCAACCTTAAAAGGTTGGTTCTATGCCCTCATCTGGCACGATTAACGACTTGATGTGGTCATCAATGCACTTCTCTCTATAATTAAATCCATCTATCCAAGCCTGTATCCCGTAAGCTTTTTCTACGTTATGCTGTCTGAGCTGGTTGGCTAGTTCCTTGTTTTTGAGTTCTAGCCACATCACCGACAGGTCCTGAAAGATTTTCCACCCCTTGTGTTCCCTGAATTCCTTGAGGACCTTGAGCTGTTCCTGCACCTTGTCCTGGTCCACCTTGACCTCCCATCTGTTGCATTGCTACCATCTGTTGCATCATACCCATATGTTCTTGTATATGAGATTGAGCATACTGCATTATCTGTTCTACCATGTCTGGATTGACCATGGCTAGTGTAGGAGACATTGCAATCTTCTGGTGCTCTTGTATGTGTACTAGATGGTTCTCTACAAGTGATGCTCTCACTCTTTCAAAATCACCTTGTAGCATTTTAGTATTTTCATCTTTTGGAGAATCTAAATCACTCATAGCAGGAGCAGGTCCTAAAAACTCTTGAGGGTCAAGCCTATGCGATTTGAGTAAGTTAGCTGTTACCTGATATATCTTTAAAGGGTCTGAACCAACTAACGGATTACCAAGTAGAATCTGGTATAAGAAAACTGCAAGTTGTCTACCAGTCTCCTGTGAACCCATAGAAGCATCTTCAAGTATGTAGGCATCAAACTCACCAGATAAACCCTGTTGTGTAAGTTCATTACCTTCAAAGATAGGTTCTCCATCTTCCCCTAAAACCCTCTGGTCTAAACCAGGTGGTATATTTTTCTGTACTTGGTCAAATACTATAGTTAGTATTCTTGCACATCCTTCTCTTAATCTCTGAGCTGGAATAGCAAATCTCTGTTCAGACGCCTGAGCAATAATCTGTGTTCTAGTTGCAGTTCCACTCCCACCAACAACATCTGACTCCTTGCCCATAGCATACGCACTAGCACCAGTAAGTCTCTCTATAAACTCCATAACAACTCTCATAGCGTTCATAAGTCTTTCAGTCTGTATTTGGAAGTCTGGAAAGAATACGTTTCTGGAAGGGTCTGTAACTGGGATTAGTTTGTTAGGAGCAATGGTTATATTCTGTGGTTGTAGATTTCCACTAGGATCGTAAAAGCCAGGTCTTAGAACTCCTAGGGTATTAGCATCTGTCATCTGATTGAATATAGCATCTAATTCATCAGCTAATGGTTTTACTATTTCTAATATACCTAATCCTTCCAGATCATCTGGCTTATCGATTAAATCATTGAACTTTGTGAAATCTAGTGGTCTCTTACCATTCATGGTGATGTTCTTTATTTCAACAGCACCAAGATATATTCTTCTGTCTGGGTCTATAAGAATACGAATGTCTTCTGAGAATCCATCTCTATCTATATCTATTTTTTTATAAATCTTTAAACAGTCTATAGGAGTGTTACGAAGTTTTACTTCTTTAATTATTTCTAAGTCTTTTTCACTTGACGCAGAGTATTGTGCATTGAGTCTGTCTTCAATCTGAGACTTTAATCTATCAGTTACATTAACAACCTTACCATCTTTCTCCATATCTTCTAATTCAGAATAAAGATAACGTACTTTGATTATAACTGGTTGGTCTTGTAAACTTTTCTGTCCGTCTTGAAAATAAACATTTTCTTTTGGAATTAATTCTGTTTTTGTTTTTTCATTTATATTGAATACTTTATTTTTACTTATAGATGGAGCACCATCTTTTTCAAATAACTGAACACCAAACTCATCAGTAATAGGAGTCTCTTCAACTTCTCCAGTATCAATATATTTTACTTCCCAACTTACTTCAGTTAAGACTTCACCAAAACCAGTAGCAACCTTTGTCCACTTATCAAAGAAGTTCTTCATTCGACAACGGACTCGAATCCACCAGTTCATAAATAAATTTATTCTTTCTACTTTTTCTTTATCAGTTCTTTCACCTGGCATCCAACGGATTAAGTCTTCATTCCAGATAGCAGCAAACATCCTTGCATGTAACATCTCTAAGATAGCCATGCCAACTTTCATAGATCTGTTTGAGCAAAATCTCCAAGGAACAGTCTTAGGTTTTCTTCTACCATAGAACATATCCTTAAGACCCTGCATCTTAGATTCATAAGTTAGTCCTGCACCCTTATCATCTAGACCGTAGTCTTTAGTATTCCTAGCTTCTTCTGCTTTCTTAAAATCATCAATACATTCTTCAACGAGAAGTTTTTCCATCTCCTCATTAATTTCTATCTGGATACTATTGTCTGGCATGGTCTAAACTCCTATTTTTTTTACTTCCACAACTTTTCTAGCTCTTGCAACCTTCTCTTCAATTTCTCTGATTTTATAGTTGAGTTCGTCATCCGAGAGGTTGTTGTATTGATTATACTGAGCAAAAGTAACTTGAGACGATCCCTTTCCTTCAACTTCATCTCTGGCATTAGAGAGACACTTAAGTCTAGTATCAATTCTATCTTTAGAATTATCAATCTCACAGGCAGACTCGTAGAGTCCTTCTGCCCTTTCAAGCCGTACTCTTTTCTGGGCAATTGGAACCTCAACAACTGTCTCAAGATATTGAGCTCTAAGTTTTCCAATAAGTTCCTTCTCGTCTTGCTTAAATTTGCTGATTGTAGTAGTTTTGACATTTATCCCATGTTGTTCTTCAACCAATTCTTTTATTTCTTTTGGTTTCTTATATTGTGCAATCATGTTACAGATAAACATTCTTTGGTCTGGTGAAATCCTCAATATGGTGGCTCCGTAAGTTCTCCGTCATATGTAATTGGCCCATCATATGTCGGGTTATCAACACATAGGTATCTGATACAATCAGCTCCATGCGTGTCTTTTTGTTTTACTTCTTCTTTAGGGTCTTTGTCTTGATCGCCTTTCCATTCATCATGCTGTAAGTTTCTCATTGAATGGATTGTCTGTGGTACTTCGTCTTTTACAAAATATAATTTAGGACGGTTGTTTATGTCAATAGGCTTGTCTTTGTTGTAGTGAAGCATGTCCTTGACTTTCATTCTTCCAGTTTCTTTATTGTCATTAGCCTCAGTAAATACACAACGAAAGTTTGCAAGTTCTCCAATGAGTGAAGTGTTAGAACCAATCTTTGATGGTCTTCTACCAAAGTTAGGGTCTATAAGTCTTTTACGAACATTCCATCCAAAATATTTTTCAGTACCTA